CCGCCGGACACCGCGACCCACGCCTGCAGGTCGTTGTTCGTGAGGGACCGGGCCGGGTTGATCAGGACCGGCGACGAAACCGAGCCGGGCGCGATGGACGTGTTGATGATGGTGCCGGATGCCGTCTGGCGCGTGTAGACGGCGGCATGGCTGGTGCCGACCAGCATTTCCTCGGCCACGATGTCGAGGCCACCGTCTGCGTTCTCCTTGATCTCGTTGATGCGGACAAGGAGCGCCGACAGGTCGCCGGTGGTGAGTGTGACCAGGTCGAGCGGTTCGAGGAGACAATAGCGCCAGTCGAGGCTGAACTTGAACGTCCGGCGCAGGTTCGACAGCCGCTGGACGCGGAGCTGCGCGACGGCTGCGGCGACGTTCGCATCGCAGATCATCGGCAGGCTGTGCATGTTCTCCCGTCGCGCGCCGTAGGTCGCGATGGAGCCCATGTCGTCGGCTTGGGCCGTGTTCTGGTTGTAGTTCAGGGACCGGTCAGAAAAGCCGATCTGGACCGAATTATAGGCGTCGGCCAGCTTGGCGAGGTCGATGGTGACCGGATCGTCGCCGTCGGCCTGAGGGATGAAGTCGTCCTCGGTGAATGCATAGACCGGCGTCAGGTTCGGAGTGTAGGTCACGCCGTTGTTCGTGATCGCGGTGTCGCCCAGGGGAACGACCTTGAGCTGGCCGTTGGACCAGACGCAGTCGCTGTTCGAAGCATCCAGAAGGTCGGTGATGAACTGCGCCGCGGACTGGGTCGATGCGAGGCCCGGCGAAACGAAGAGACCGGCAGCCGTGCAATAGTTCGAGTAGGTCGTGAGGCTTGCGACCAGGCCAGACCCCCAGAGCGGGACGCCGTAATAGGCGTTCGTCAGGAAGTCGAGGAGGATGTCGGCCGGGTTAGCGTCATCGATGGTCGAGCCCGACACCACCGCCCGGGTCGCCCACTGCACTTCAAAGGAGTGGTTCGCCAGCGTGGCCGAGGTCGAGAGCGCATAGTTGCTCGCGTAAGCGTAGGCCGTGCGGCTGTAGCCGATGGCCTGGGCGCTATAATTCGTCGTCAGGTAGCCCCAGGTGGCCTGCCCCTGGCTTCCAACCTGCAGGGAAAGCCCAGCCTGGGCCAGACCGGTCTTCGCGCCGGGGATATAGACGTTCTGGTCCTTGTAGACGTTGCGGACGCCAGTGATCGGGCCATCCGCAATGGCCATGATGACGGAAGCCGAATAGTTGTAGCCGGTCGTGGTCGATCCGCCGCCCTTGCCGGACGACTGCTTGATCGCCTGGGCCTTGAAGGCGTTGTACCAGATCAAGCTCGCGCCGATCCGGTTGGTGCCCCACCCGATGGGCAGCGGGATGCCGTAGGTGGACTGCTGAATGACGATGCCGTTCAGGCGTACGACTGACGGCGACTTGACCGAATTGAAGACGCTCATTCGGCGCTCTCCGGCCAGAACGTGAAGACCTTGTGGGCCCGGCTCGAAAGCTCTTCGTCAGCGGTCCAGTGGTCGAGGGTGACCATGCCGGCCGCTTGGGTGGCGTGGATGATCATCGGCGGCTCGACGAAGATCGCGCCGTGGCTGAACGTGCGGCCGAACTTCCAGATGATGAAGTCGCCGGGGCCTGCTCGCTCAACGTCGATTTCCACCGCGCCGACCTTGGCCGCCCAGTCCAGGTAGAGTTCCTCGTTCCGGTGCATGTGCCAGTCGTGCGGATAGACCGGCTCGACGTGGTCCATCAGACCGGCAAATAAATATACTTTCGCTGGCAACATAGCGCAGTCAACTCCCGCGCCTTTTACTGCACCGTTATGATGGTAAGGAGTTCTCAGCCAGGTCATGGCCTCGGCCACGACGGCGGCGCGCTGTTCGATCTCGCCCATCAGGTGGCCGCAGCTTTCACGCGCGCCCAATAGGCCAGCCGCTTGGCCGAAATCTTCGCTTTGGTCTCTTCCGATTGCGGGCCGCGCTTCGTTCCGCGTTTGGCTTCAGCCAGCGCGGCACGGTGCGCGTCGGAGAACGATTTGCCGCGCTTGGCTTCCGATATCCGTTTTCCGATATCGGGATCGCGCGCCTTGCCGCGCCGGGCCTCGGCAGAGCGTTGCACTCCGATCATGTTTGCGGGCCGCCCTTTCGCTGCTTCGGACATTTTCCGTCGCGTCTCTTCCGAATGAACCGACCCCGTGCGCGCTGCGCGAGCGGCCTTAAGCGTCGCCTCCGACGGCATCCGGCCCCGCAGCTTTTCGGACAGCACTCGACGGGTCGCATCGCTGTGCCCTTCGCATCCGTTCCGGCCAGCGGTTCGGTTGGCCATCGGCAATTGGCGCAGGCGATACTGTTCAATCCAATGGTGTTCGCGGTCTCGCCAATCGTCGCCGCAAGTTTCCAAAATGGTCGGGGTCGGCTTAAATCCCAGTTTCGCAGCGTGTTCGCGCATTCTGCGCGGGACGTTACGCGACGCTCCGACGTAACAGAGACCGTCTGGCGTCAGAAATGAGTAAATCGAATACTTGATCATGTTGCGGTTTCTGGCGGAGGAACATAAGGAAATCCTCTGAAGTTTGCCAGATTTCCGAATTTGGTCAAGCAAACCGCCTGGGTGTGTGTGCAACCCGGATAGGCGGTGAAGGCATCCCCAGCCGCAGGCGCGGCGACGAGGCCCATCGTCAGGGTGAAGCTGCCGCCGGAGACGAAGCTCTTCACTGTGCGCTGCAGGCCGGTGTTCGCGCCGGACGTGAAGACGATGTAGCCGAGGTCGAAATAGCCCGTGGCCTGCGCCGTGAGGCTGGTCGTGAAGGTCGAGGCCGTCCCACCGGCTGAAGCGGTCCCAGCGACAGCGTAGGTCGCCTTCGACAGCCCGCAGGATGGCCCGTAGAGCGTGTTGATGCAGCCCGTCGAAATGATGTTCGTCGGCATGTCCACGTCGAGCAGCTCAAGCCAGGAGGAGCATCCAAGGGTGACCTCGGTCTTAGACAGGGACTTGATCTCGGAGATGCGCCCGGTCAGGCGTGTATAGCCTCCGGCCTGCCCGGTGCCGAGGTCGGTTCCCATGACGCGGTCAACCCGGATCGTCGCGCCGTCGAGGCCGCCCTTTCGGACGAAGGACAGGAACGGAACGCCGCTGACCGTCGTGTTGGCATCGGCATAGATCGTGACATCGAGGGTATCGACCTGGACGCCCCGCTTGCTATTGACGCCGTTGTCGGTAATCCCGGGCCCGCGCAGGAACAGGTTGCCGCTGTAGGCCACCGCGAAGTCGTGCGTGGTCCAGCGGATGATCGTGCCGCCGTTGAGGGTGATCGTGTAGAGGTCGGCGTAGATGATCTGTTTCGCGCTGACGAGGAACGTCGCCAGGGTGCCGGTGTAGGTCTTCATGCCTTCACGCTCACGAAGGTCAGCTTGCCGACGGACCAGAGGTTCCCGCCGAACTGGACGGCGTCCACCATCTCGTCGTCGAACCGGCAGAGGAACAGGTAGCCGCCGGACCAGGTCAGCGCCGCGGACGCCGCCGGCGCGGTGGTGAAGGAGATCACGCCGTTGATCGAGATCGTGTAGTCGGTGCCCAGCGTCTTCAGGGTGCCGTTCACATAGACGGACGGGTTCTGGTTCAGGACGAGGACCGGGTCGAGGTAATTGTAGATCGTCCCCTGTCCGACCGTCCGGTAGAGCTGGAAGATCGTCGTCGTGCCGTCGCCCGTGCCGAAGCCCTGGGTGGTCACGGCGTTGTCGGTCTGGTCCTGGTAGTAGAAGGGCTGGTTGCGTCCTTGCCGGGATCCGAGGAAGCCGAACAGGGTCTGCAGCTCGGGTAGGCTCGCCTGGGTGCGCAGGACCTCCCACTGGAGGGTCCATTCCCACCGGGGGTAGGAATAGGCCGCCGCGCGGACTTCGCGCCCGCTATAGGCCCGCTTCACCGTCGTCTGCCAGACCGGCCGCTTGGAGGCGAGGAAGCCCTGCCCGGTCAGAACCGGAAAGACCTCGGCATCGTTCGAGAGCGGGCTCGTCGTGATCACTGCGCGCTGGGTGAACGTCATGCCATCGACCCCGGTGCCAGACGGCCATTGCGATGCAGGTCACGCATCACCCGGGCGAGCGTGTCGCCGTGGTTCTCAAAGAGGCGGCGCACCGACTGAGCGTCCGTCGCGTGGACGTGGAGATGCACGTCACCGGTCCCGGTCGAGTTCCGCACCTTGTCCGCCAGGTCGGCCGGGAGAACCATTTCGCGCTCGTGCAGCTGGGTGAGCGGGTTGGTGCCGGCGGGGATGTCGTAGCCTTTCGCCGCGGACGGCAGGAACGCCAGGACGCCCGCATAGGCCGTGGCAGCCGCTGCAGGGGCCAGCACGGGCCCGACGACGGGAATGCCGACGACGGCCGCGTAGGCCTTCCCCGCGGCCACGCTGGCTGCGCTGCGCACCTGCGCGCCTCCGGTCGTCTTGTCGGCTTCTCGCGTCAGCAGCATGTTTCGGAGCTGGTCCTGCAGGATGCGGCTCATGCTGGTCGCGAAGGACTGCTCTATCGAGCCCAGGATCTGCTGCCAGATGCCGCGCATGGTCTGCGCCATCGTCTGTTGCATGGTGATGAGCTTGGCGAACTGGGTCGAGACGCCGTCCGAGAACGACTTGATGGCCTGGTTCATCGGCTCAAACATGGCCTTCGCCTGGTCCGCCTGGGACTTGCCGACAGACGCTTGTCCCTGGGCGGTGATCGCGGCGAGCTGTGCCGTTGCCGCCTTCGCCTCGACCACGATCTGGGCCCAGATTTTCGAGGTGTCCGCGCCGACCGCGTTGGCCGCCGCGAGCTGGGCCGCAAGCGCCGCCTGGCGCACGGCCGTCACCGACTGGAAGTTCTGGATTTCGGCCTGGGCTTCGTCCCGCGCGATCTGGACGAGGCGCGTATATTCCTGCTGCTTGGTGATGATGCCTTCGTTCGCCTGCTGGCGTAGGGCGTCCCGTGCCTCGTTGAAGGTGGCCTTCTGCGCAGACAGAGACGAGCGAAGGGTGTCGAGCTTCGCCTCTTCCCCGGCCTTGATGGCGTCCACGGCGTCGGCGTAGGCCTGACGGGCCTCCGTCTTCTCGATGCCGTAGATCGTCTTGATGATCGCTCGGCGCTCTTCCTTGGTCAGGTTCGGGATGGCGAGCTTGGCCTGCCAGTATTTCAGCTCCTCGGCTTCGCTGTCCGCGAAGAACCGCTTTTCGCTGGCGAGCTGGTCGTCGAGTTCCGCTTGCCACTCGGTCACCCGGGATTTCGGCGCGGCCTTCTTGCCGCCGTTGTAGTCCTCGTAGGCCTTTCGGATCTTGCCGTCGTCGCCCTGGGCCTGTTTCGCCTTCGAGGCCGCCAGACCTTGCTCTTCCGCGAGCTGCTTCTGCAGAGCCGCGACGATGGCCTGTTGGCTGGCGAGCTGGGCCTTGGCGTTCGCCGCGGTGCGGCCGGAGTGGGACGCCGCCTGTTCCTGCAGGACGGTCAGCTCCTGCTGCGCCGTCTTCAGCTTGGTGGCCGTGTCCGGGGTCCGACCCCAGTTCATCATCGCCTCGATGGCACCCCCGATTGCCTGGCTGACACCGCGCCACGCCTGGGCGAGGAAGCCCAAATTCTCGGATTGCTTCTGGATCGGGCCATCCAGTGCGGTCAGCACCTGGCGGACGGCTTCCTGGCGTTTCTGGTAGTCGCCGGTGGCGTCGGCCACTTTCACCAGGGCTATCACATGGTTGAACTGCTCGGCCGTCAGCATGTGGAACTGCTGCTGCAGCTTGTAGGTCGTGCCGACAGTGTCTTCCTGAAGCGCGCCGAGCTGCTTGGTGTAGGTCGTGACATCGCCGCCCATGGCACGGGCGAGATCGAGCGCGGCGCGGGCTGCAAGCTGGAAGTTGGAGCCGGACAGGCGTCCTTGCTGCACGAGATCCATCAGCGCATCGCGCGCCTTGGACGCTCCCTCCTTGGTCTCGGTGCCCAAGGTCGCGGCTAGCTCGTGGAGTTGGCTTTCCGTGAGGCCCGACCAGTTGTTCGTCGCGGAGAGGGCGTTCTGCAGCTTGACCTGGTTCTCGGTGCCCTGGTTCGCGGCGAATGCCACGCCGCCCAGAGCCGCGGCGACGGCCACGAGGCCGATCACGACCGGGTTCAGCAGTGCCGGGAGGGCC